TTCTTCTATAGATATACATTTTGCTCCGTCCCCATATCTTAGCTAGTGTGCTAATAGGAACATACTTTGGTTGAACACTTTCCATTACTACTACTCCTTCTAATCACGTCTTATATCTAACCAATCCACGTTAACTTTTATTCCTAGTTCTCCTAACTCTTTAATTCCTTGCTCTACTTCATCCTTCGCTTTAGATACTCGTTCATATGCTTTAATAAATTTTTCGTCTTTCATTTTGTCTATATTTGCTTCAATTGCAATTACCAACATTAATATTTCCTCCTATTTCATCTTTCTTTTATAATTGCTATAATCACCTTGAAAGGAGGTTCATTATGAAACGGAACTTAGATTTAATTAGAAATATATTGTTTGCTGTAGAAAACTCTAATTCTATCGATGCATGTTTGACTTTAAATGGCCTTTCAAAACTGCATCCAGACCAAGAGCTTATTCTTTATCACGTTTTTCTTTTAGATGATGCAGGCTTTATTATCGGCATAATTGACGAAACTGCTCCTTATGTTTCTATCACTAGATTGACCAATGAAGGTCATGATTATTTAGATACCATTCGTGATGACTCTGTTTGGAAACAAACAAAAAGTACACTCGGTAAAATAAGTGGTTCTGCATCTCTTGAAGTTGTTAAAACTATTGCTTCAAAGCTTGCATTAACTTTTCTTGGACTTTAAGTTCATCCACAACTGCTTCATCAATCATGTTAACTATCGTTTTATATTTTGATTTTTCTCCTAGATCATAATGTATTACTTCTTTGATAGTTGTCTTGGCTTCAATTAATTTAGTAATTCGCTTTTGACTAACCTCTATTTGCATTTCTTTCATAAATGCTCTATAGTCTTCTCCCATTTGATTTCACCTCTACTAATCTATAACTTGTATATTATGCAAGTTATTGTTTAAAAAAATATCTACTCTACTAGAGCAGTCTAATCCAAGCCAATCACTAATCATTGTAGCCTCTACTACATCAAATTGTGTTTTTCCATTCATTTTGCTGTTAATGGTTGTAATAGATACTCCTAATAACTCTGCTAAGTCTGCATATGTTTTCTTGTGTTCTACCAACAACCCTTTCAATTTTTCTAGTTTCATCTTTTCACCTCACTTTACTTGCACCATATGCAAGTTTCTAGTTACATGATAATCCTATTAGAAAAACCTGTCAACCGCTCTATGCAAGATTTTATAAAAGTTTTATAATTTTTCTTGAATTTTATTCAAGTTTATTGTAATATAAGATTGTAATGGCGATTCTTATTTGGAGGCATATTATGAGTATCGACGAAAGAAATACAATAAATAAAGAAATAGGAGAAAGAATAAAAACTATTAGAAAACAAAAAGGCATAACATTAGCTGACCTAGGAGCAAGATTAGGTATTAGTGAAAGTAATATGCAAAGATATGAATCTGGTAAAATCGCTAGTGTTTCTATTGATTTTATAAATAGATTAGCTCCTATATTAGAAGTTAAGCCAGAATGGTTAATCGGTTGGGATAAGGATGATACTCCTCAAGGTTACTATCTTGATTCTGAAACTGCTGAATACGCTGAATACCTTCGCACTCGTCCTTCTGCACGTTTATTATTCTCCGCATCACGTGGCATTTCCAAAGAAGATATGGAAAAAGCAGTTGAATATATTGAACTTTTAAAATTAAAACATAATAAATAATACTATTAGGGGTTGTTAGTGTGATTATTAATATTATTGAGTGTGATATTCCAAATGTGAAAGCTATTTCATCAACTGGGGAAGATGAAGGTGTACACAATATTTATATTCGCAAGAATATGTCATTCGAAGATATGCGTAATGAAGTAAAGCATGAATTGCTGCATATCATTAATGATGATTTTCATATAGATCATCATGTTAATTTAATTGAACATATGGTAAGACGCAAAGAACTTACAGATGAATTACTTGAAGAAATAGATTTCTATCACCATATATTATGATGCTAAGGGGATATAAGTGAAAAAGTTGATTCCATTAATACGAAAATATGTTTTATATGCAAAGCATTTAGCTAGTACTAATGCTAAGAATTTTGAACGGTTTAAAAGTTGGATGCATACATATATATCTTATAAATCTAATGAGACTAAATTTAGTCCAACCTATCTTCCCAAATACGAACAGGGACAAATTATATTTGTTGATTTTGGATGTGGCATCAGACACGAATTTAGTTATCCGCATTATGCCATTGTCTTAAATACTAAGGATAGAAAGAAAAATGATTTACTTACTGTTGTCCCTTTAACCTCAAAAAAAGAAAAACATAATACTCTTAAAGAATGGGAACATGAAATTTCGTACCCTATCAAAAATTTATTGATTGATAAAGTCCTTTCTGATTTCAATCTTTATGGTGATAAATATGTGCAGCTTCGTGATAAGGTCATTGCATTTGCAAAAAATTCTTCATCACTAAGTAAGGATGAGTATGCCAAGCGTTATTCAGCACTTGTTGATGCTGGTGTAAAAGAAATCTACTCTAGCAATAGAGATGTTATGGACTTTGCAGAAAAAATGGCTAAAGGCACTATTGTAGAATTAAATCAGATCAAGACTATTAGCAAATCAAGAATAATATTCCCTGTTAAAAAATCTCATGCTTTATATGATATAAAAATACATCCAGCCGATTTAATAAGTATTCATTATGCCTTAATGTCCCATATCATTTTAGGCAAGGAATATATTGACAACCAATAGTAGTGAACGTATAATTAAAGTACAAATTGGGCTATGAATCCCAAAACTAACTTTATATTATCCTTTGGGATAAAAAAGAAAAGCGTTCCTTAATTGGAGCGCTTTTTTTGTTATCTTTTATATAAAAAATACCCCCTACCCTGCACTAACAGAGTAAGGGGTTATGATACACCTAAGAGGTATACCACTTTAGCTTTCTTTATTATACCATACCTCTTAGGCTTCTTTACTATACTATTTTAGCCTAGGAGGTTTTTATGTGGGTTGAAACTATAACTACTAAAGCTGGTATTACTAAATATAAATTTCAAGAACGCTATACTGATGTATATAGTGGTAAAACAAAAAGAGTATCTGTAACATATGCTTCTAATAGTAGACAAGCATACAAGCTTGCACAGTCTGAATTACAAAAGAAAATTGACTTGGCCACTAATACAGACATTGCCAAGGATATGACATTGAATGATGTTATATCTGAATATTTAGAGTCAAAGCGTGCGTTTAGAAAATCATCTACTCAATATAGTATGGATAATTTACATAAGCAAGTAATTAAATGGTTCCCTACTGATATATTATTATCTAAGTTATCCCCTTACATTATTCAAAGTACCTTTGATAAATTCGCTTGCCAATATTCATATAACTATACTAAGCTTGCTCTTAGTCTTATTAGGCAATCATTGAAGTATGCAAGGCGCATGGAGTATATTCGTGATATTTCATTCTTAGATAATATTGAACTACAAAAGCCTGTGGCTAATGTAGATCATGTTAAAAAGCAGCGTTCTAAATTCCTAACTAAAGACGAACTAAAAGATTTGCTTACACAATTAGATAAAATTAATCATCATGTGTCCCTCTTATGTGAATTTCAATCTTTAACTGGTCTTAGGTTTGGTGAAATGGTTGCCCTTCGCACTCAAGACTATGATGTTGCAAATTCTGAAATAGATATAAACGCTACTTTGTCTAATCGTGGTAGCTTTGCAGATGCATCTATGCGTTTACCGCCAAAGAATGTTCATTCTATCCGTAAAGTTAAATTAGATGCTAGGGCCGTACAAATTATTAATCATTTCATTACTGCCAATCAAGCAAGGCGCTTATGGAAATCAAAGTTTGTTGACCTAGGATATATATTTGTAACAGACGGTGGCTTGCCATATGATCTACACTATGTAAATAGGACTATTAAAAAACTTGGTTTTCATAAACCAGTAAGCACACATACATTTAGACATACCCATATATCTATTCTTGCAGAGTCCAATGTTCCTTTAAAAGCAATTATGGAACGTGTTGGCCACAATGAGCCACGTACTACACTTGCTATATATACTCATGTTACAGATGAAATGAAACAGGAAGTAAATGCAGCAATTACTAATATGGGTAAAGTACTTGCAAATAAATAAAAAATGAGCCACCGCATCATGTGCAGTGGCTTTTTTCAACCCTCATATAAAAGGGGCAAATATTTGTTTTTAAAAGGGGCAATAAAGGGGCAAATTGTTGTTACAATACGTTACAATTTGTTACTCTTTATCTTTCAAATATCCTTGTAAATGCTTTATCTGTTACAGTTTGTTACAATTCGTTACAATCTGTTAAACAGTCAATAAGAATGGTGCGGTTGGAGGGACTTGAACCCTCACGAGCGTACGCTCACCACCCCCTCAAGATGGCGTGTCTGCCATTCCACCACAACCGCATGGAATACAAATGGTGCCTCAGGACAGAATCGAACTGTCGACACACGGATTTTCAGTCCGTTGCTCTACCAACTGAGCTACCGAGGCATGATTTTT